GTCGACATTCTTGGCGATGCCCGCCGCGCCGTGCTGATGCCTTAAGCCCACCGGGGCGGGCCTGCTCGCCCCATTACTTCATCAAGGAATTGCCCCATGGCCTGGATGCCACCGCTGCACCGCCTGCTGTCCCCGATCAGCGCCGATACCGGCGCGTCGATCCAGCAGGTTCAACTCAAGCCGCTGTACTACGCCGCGCAGAAAGACGCGCTGGCCCGGGCCGGTGATGATGAGGACGACCAGTTTTTCGAACTGGCGAAACTCGCCACCGGCCTGTCGGAAAAAGAGCTCGACCAACTCAAACGCCCGGACTACGTGACCATCGCCCAATACGTACACGATACGTCGACACGTCCAGCGTCGTTTTTCCTCGGTGAGACGGCGGAATCGACCCACGAAGAGCCCGTCCAACTGTTGCTGCCCCTCGACGCGGCGGGCCGTACCTTCACCGAATTGTCCCTGGAAATGCCCGCCCTGCGCGCCACCAAGGCGATGAAAAAACTTGCCACCAACAAAGAGCGCGCCGAGTTCATCACGGCTCACTGCACCGGTTTGATGATTCCCGATCTCGCTGGCCTGACTGTGCCCGACTGGACCGAATTGCAGGAGCGCATCGACGATTTTTTAAATCAACCGGCGGCCTTCTTTCGCAACGCGACATCGAAGTGATCCTCGATGTAGTGCCGCTGGTCTATTCGGTAAATGAAGCGGAGATCCTCGATTGGGATGCCGCCAAAGCTTTGCGCCGCTACGACATCGCGATGACTCGCCTTGGCGTTAAACAGGAGTAAGCGGGATGCAAGACAAGTATTCGCTCGCGTATGCCATGGCCAAGGATGGCCGTGACATTTTCGGTGGCGCAGACGGCGAAAGGGATGCCGATCTCGCCCACCCGGGTGCCCTCGGGCCGAACGCCTCCGTCGATGCAGCAGCGCTGATGCCGCTTTCCGATACGACTCTGGCACTGGCCACCGCGGGCTTCAAACTTAACGAACTCTCACAAGCGCTGGGCGTATTGCGCGAGAACGTGGATTCCCTTGTAACGTCTTTATCTTTGCTGAAGTCGGCTGATGCGCGTCCAGTGAAAGCACAGGAACGTGCCGAAACGACGAAGGTCGCGGAATTTCGATCGACCTATTCTGAAGATCGGCGCCTTACGCAGGAGGCCATGACGGTCGGCGCCGGGCAATCTCTGGACCCGCTTGCAGCGCTGCGATATTCGAATGCCAATCTTTCGTTTGAGACAAAAGATACTTCGCAGAAGTCGATTACGGTGTTGCGGGAGGAGTCCACAGAGAGTGAAAAGCGGCTCTCTAAGACACTTGAGCCTGTGCCGATACTGCTGGAAGAAACGTGGCTGAAAACCAAGGCCGGGGTGATGGACACGGCCAACGATTTCGTCAGCGACTCGCCGACCGTCGCCAAAGCTGCCAAGACCGCTGAAGCTGTTATCTCACCCCTTGTATCCGGGCTTATGTCGGGGTTGGGGGAGCCGATCAAGACCCGGGTTGCAGGCAACGTGGTCGATGTGACGCTTGGAAAGTTGCCTTACGTTGGCAAGTTGTTCCAAGACGGTGGCTACGGTAAGGAAAAAGCCACGGGCAAGGAGTGCTGCTGCCCAGGTGCACTGTCTCCCGGTGCCGGTACCGGCGCAGTGCTTGATGCGTCGATGGCAAAGCTGCCAGACACCATTGGCGACACGGTGCGGGACAATGACAAGGCACGCCCTGGGCGTCGACCCAAGCAGCAGCGGGGCAAGTCTCGCTCGCCTGGCAAAGCCGATTCACGTGCAGCCAAGGCGAGCGTCCCCGGCAAGTCGGTGGCGCTCAAATCGCAACCTGCTGCCCCACGGCTTAATGCGATGGGCCAACCGCTGGTACCGTTCGATGCAAAAAAGGCGAGCCAGGCTTCAGTCAAACTCCCAGGCAGTTCGTTTTCCTCCTACACGGCGGCACCTTCAGCAAGCCAGCGCCTGGCTCGACGTTCGGGCAAAGGCCTCGCGGCGAGCGTGTCGGGAGCGCTTGCCAAACTGGAGTCGGTCGGTGGCCGTCGCCTTGGCCCGATGAAATATGTAGACACCGCCATGGTCGTTGCCCAGGGCGTCAGCAATGGCGATGCAAAAGCCATCGGCAGCGGCCTGAGTACAGCCGGTGGCGCTTGGGCAGGAGCCTCTGCCGGCGCGGCGATCGGGACAATGATTTTCCCCGGCGTCGGCACCGCTGTTGGTGGCGCGATTGGTGGCCTGCTTGGCAGTGAAGCCGGCACCTGGCTCGGTGACAAATTGTTCGGTCCAGGCGACCGCCTGCCGCCACCAGGCACGGTGAGCAAGGAACTCAACGCGGCGCGCACGGACAACGTGCAAGTCACCCTCGCCCCGAGCATCCAGATCACTGGCGTGAACCCCGCTGATGCCCAGCAGGTGGTCAATCAGGTCATCCAGGCCCTGCAATTCCAATGCATGCCAATGGTTACCGACACCTTGGGCGTTCGGCGCAATGCGGCACTGACCGATCCAGCAGGAGGTGACTGATGAGACAGCAAATGGTACTCGGCGACTTTATTTTTGGTTTGTCCCGAGGGTTTGCCTATGCCTCGCTGGTGCGTACCAGCGATGGCGGCTGGAGTGACCTGTCGATTATTGCCAGCAAATCCCAGTCGCGACAAAGCGGGCAAAAGCTGGAAAAACTCACGTTCAGCGGCACCGCCATGTATGCCATCGGCATGCAGCGCCTGGACGAACTGCGTGCGCTGCAAAATACCCGGGCGCCGTTGACGCTGGTCGATGGCATCGGTCGCAACTGGGGCCTGTGGCGCATCAATACGATCACGGAAACCCAAAGTCATGTGATCGACGATGGCACCGCTATCGTCATGGCCTGGACCCTGGAGCTGGAGGAATTCGTCAATGCGTAAAGTACGAAGTATTGCCGGTGACTCGGTCAACCTGTTGCTCTATCGCGAGCTGGGACGTTGCGATGACGCGGCCGAAGAAACCCTCTGGCGTGCGAACCCGGACCTGGCCGAATACGGCCCGGTACTGCCGGCCGGCGTATCGGTGACCGTGCCAGAAATGGCCTCGCGGCCAGCGCCACTGCGGCCTGTTTCGGCCTGGGATTAAGGAGGCGATATGGCACAGGGATTTACCCCGATCGTGGAGTTCTACGGCGCCAACGCGGCGCTGCTCAATCAACGCCTGATGCACTGGAGCCACACCGACGCCGCAGGGATCGAGGCTGACCGGCTCGAACTGACACTGAGTATCGAAGGGCTCGAAGGGCTGCCCAGCCTGAGTGGAAAGATCGGCCTGCGGGTTGGTTATCAGGAGTCGGGACTGGTGGAAAAGGGCGAATTTGTCGTCACCCAGCGAACCCCGGTGCTGTTCCCCATGCGGCTGATGATCGTAGCAACCGCTGCACCCTTCAGCGCTACGGATGCCAGTGGCTATCGCCAGCGTCGATCCGCCAGCTACGGGCCGACCACCCTCGGCGCGTTGTTTCGCCAATTGGTCAGCCGGCACGGCTTTTCACCGCGTGTGGCGCCGGCGCTGGAAGGTATTGCGATTCCTCACATCGACCAGTCCAACGAGAGCGATATGGCATTCATCACCCGCCTGGCTACGCGTTACAGCGCAGTGACCAAACCGATCAACGAGCTGTATGTGTTGGCCGAAGCCGGGCGGGCCAAGTCGCTTTCGGGCCAATTGCTACCGGAAGTGAGATTGTCCGTGACCGCCGACAACCGGCCCGGCGAACAGGCGTTCATCACCGCCAGGCTCGACGAAAAAAACCGCGCCAAATACCAGGGTTGCCGTGTCACTTGGTGGGATGCCGCCGCCGGCAAGCGGCGTGTGGTTCAAGTCGGCAATGCTCCTTTCAAAACCCTGCGCCAACCCTGCCAGAACGAAGATGAGGCCCGTGCCGTGGCCGAAGGCGAACTTCGAAGGGTAGGGCGCGAAGGTTTGAAGTTGCAGATCGATTGCCCGGGCAACCCGCTGCTTGCGGCTGAAGGGTTGCTGTTGCTGGATGAAACCTGGCCTTCGTATATGCAGGGGCAATGGTCGATAAAACAGGTGGTGCATGTCGGCGATCCCGCAACGGGTTATCGCAGTTCGATCACGGCATGTGGGCTGTCGGTGTAGTGACTTTCAAAGGTAAACCCATGGTGATTTCTCTCCCTCAACTGCTTCAAGTGATGCCAGGAGCCCGCTTGAGGGCCGACATGTTCATAACGGCTCTAAATGCAGCGTTGAATCAATATTCAATCAACAGCTTAAAGCGCACCGCTGCCTTCCTCGCCCAAATCGGCCATGAGTCCGGCCAATTTCGCTACGTTCGCGAACTGGGCAGCGATCAATACCTGAGCAAATACGACACTGGCACCCTGGCTGCGCGCTTGGGCAATACCCCCGAAGCCGACGGTGACGGCCAGAGGTATCGAGGGCGTGGGCTTATCCAGATCACGGGGCGCCGCAACTACCTGGCCTGCAGCCAGGCACTGTTCGGGGACGATCGCCTGTTGCGACAACCCGAATTATTGGAGCAACCGCAGTGGGCGTGTGAGTCGGCCGCCTGGTTCTGGCAAAGCAATGGCCTGAACGAATTGGCCGACAACGACCAGTTCACCACCATCACGCGGCGTATCAACGGCGGGCTCAATGGGATGGAGGACCGTTTGCGCCTGTGGGCGCGTGCCAAGGCGGTGTTATGCGTGTCTTAGGCACGTGCCGCCTGATCGGCATATGCCTGCTGGTGGCTGTTGTCTGGCAGGTGCAGGCGTGGCGATATGGGGCGCGCATTGAACGCTTGTCGGCAACACAGGCGCAGGCTGCCCTGCATCAACAACAGGCCGAACAGGCCAAACGGCAGGCCCTGGAGCAACAGCTCAATGCCAGTGATCAACAACATGCTCGGGAGTTGAGCGATGCGCAACGTAATCAAGCGGCTTTGCGTGACCGCCTGGCCACTGCTGATGTGCGGCTGTCAGTCCTTCTCGACGCTACCGACGCCGCCAGTGGCTGTTCACTGCCAACCCCCGCCCCCGCCGGCAGCGTGGTTCATGCAGCCCCGCGAGCCCGACTTGACCCGGCGCATGCTCAGCGAATTATCGGCATCACCGACGACGGTGATAACGCCCTGATTGCCTTGCGCGCTTGCCAGGTCTACGTGCGCGCGGTCGCCCGCTAATCTCTTGTTCCAGTCTGTC